AAAGTTCTCTAACTGTAATGGGTCATCTCTTTCATCAAGAATCTTGCCCAATGACTTAGAAATCCATAGAACCTTGCCTGTCTCTTTATCCCAAATCTCATAGATGCAAGCTTGGAATGCCATCTCTGTATTCTTGGTATATGAGTTAGATTCTTCAGGCTTAGTATCCAAAGGAATCTGATAGCCTAAATCTTCACCAAAGCGCTCAACTAGAGCATCTCGGTTCATATAAACTTTGCGCCATACAGCAGTAACTTCTTCCCAAGTCCTAGCTACTGAGTGACCAAAGTCTCTCCAATGGACATAATCCACAGGTGCACACTCATACTCAATGCGCTCTTGAGATTCTGATTCTAGGGCATTGTATGACTCATCTGCCTCATCAATATCTTCTGTAACTTGGTAGCCATCTTCAGGCTGACTAGGGTCTTTTTCAGCAACAATATGCGGTTCATAGCGAACCCATGCAGTGCCTCGACCACCGATTAAGCGGTCAAATACAACTGAGTCCATTGCTGATTTGTAGTCTGTGTAATGCTCAATCTCGAACTCTAAGGCTCGCTCTAGCATCATTGAGGCAACTCGACCAATAGGGTCATTGTCTCGGAATCTGCGACTTACATCTGGTCTTGGAAGTCTAGCAAAGATAGCTGGGGTAATTGTTTGGACATTGGAATACAGAATATTAAACCTAGCATTAGGGTTATTCTGACTTCTTGCATCATCTCGGTAGCGCTTAACAATCTTATCTGCTCGCCCTTCCCATTTCTTAAAGGTGCGCTCATAAGCCGCTATGCGGTTATACCAAGACTCATAGGTATGCTTCGAATTTTCCATTTATATTCTTCCACTAGGTTTAAATGTCGGGGTGGTTCTCCAGAGTTCATCTAAAGTCACCTCATTTTTTCCAACAACTACTCCCCTAATGGAGTTGTCCACAGGAGCTTTCTGCTGATCTTCTTTCCATGCTATAGCAAGCATTCGGAAAGCATCAGCGCCATGCGATGCCCAATCATGCCTAGGTTTATCTCGGAATATCTTCTTATCTTCATCATATTCCCTTTGGTACTGTCTTAAACACTCAATACCATCTTGGCACTTCTCGGCATCAAACCAAGACCGCATCAAAGCAAGTCTAGTCGCTTGAATGCCATCTTGTAAAGATAAACTTGGTACTATTTTAATAGATTCTGGTGGTATTTTACTAGCAAATTGTTCAATTATTGATTTTCCGCCACTTGCTAGTGTTTTTGCCCTTGCATCATGGGGTAAATAATGATGCTTATAGACATACTCAAACTCTTTTTCTTTGGCTTTTAACAGGTCGGTATAGTAGCTAACCTGATGCCCATTCGAGGCATGGTAGTCCAATACCCTAATCTCTCCATGCACCACTTGAAACCACCAAATAGTAGTGTCATCAGAGTATCCCAAGTCCCAAGCAGTATTAACCTTGAATAATGGGTCATATTCCACCTTGGTAACTCGACCAGCATCAGTCAGAATCCGCATCTCTTTACCATAGAATGCGCCCAAAATAGCAGCTTCAAAGCTACATTCAAACTCTTGCTCATACTGATCCACAGTCATTGAGCGCCTAGCATCTTCCAATTCTTCATCATCAATAAGCTTAGTTTGGCTTGCTCTTAGGGTTTTGCAATACCAAGCTGGGTCTAATTCAGCAGCCTGATACATCTCATAAAAGGCATTATGGCCTTTAGGAGTTCCAATAAATACAGCCCAACCTTTGCGGTCAGCCAATAATGGTCGGATAATCTCACCCCAAACCCTTGGTCTTTGGTCAGCAGTTTCATCAGATACTATGCCATCAAGGTAATTTCCTCGGAGCGCATCAGGGTTATCAGCACCAAATAGCTTGATTCTTGCACCATTGATGAGTTCTACCCATAGCTCTGACTGATTAGCTTTAGCCATGACAGGCTCGGCAAATCTTTGCAAGTAATTCCAGGCTACCGATTTAGCTTGTGAGTAGTATGGCGCAACATAAGCATATTGAGCATTGGGCTTATTCTCTAAAATAGCCCTTCTAATCAAGTCATTAATACAAGCTACAGTTTTTCCTGCCCTTCGGTGAGCAACTAATATAGCCCAGCGCTCAGTTCTGTTATGGAAGTCTTTAAATGGTTCTCTAGGTTTATAGGGGATTTTGACTTCTTTAATCATCTTCCCAACTTACCTTAATCTGAACAGGAGCTTCTACATCACCGACTACTTCAGTTCTAGCTAATTTAGGGACATGATACTCAGATACAGCTAATAGCAAATCAAAGGCTACTTTAGGGCCATGCTTAGGGTCACTAGCAACCTCATCAAGCCATTCTTGCATTCTCTCTGAGTTATTCTCCACAAATAGTGCAAAAGCCTCTCTAGCCTTGGCTGTGGTCTTATTAGGCGCACCTTTTGGTCTGCCCATTCCTGCATTTCCCCTATTTTCACCTATTTTAGGCTTTTTGACTTCTTCTATAGGGTATTCAATATTAGCAACTGTGCTTAGATTTTCTAATTGCTTAATTTTGGTTTTCATATGCTTTCTTTCATCAAGTGGTTGATTAAGATAGCCTTAATACTACTACATTTAGTTGTTTTTATACAACAGATTAAAACCTGTCCTTAACAGTCTTATTGAATAACTCATTAATCTTTTCTCTGCGAGCTACTCTTTTAGCTTGTTGCTCATTCAAGGTATTTTTATAACCTTTTGGAGCTTCCATATCTTTGCGATCTTTAAGAGTCTTTCCCATCATGCTTCTTTCTTAATATATTTAGCATAAGCATCTTCTAAAGACTTTCTGCGCTTGCCTTTAGCTGCTTCTCTTTGAACTGACAATGCAATGGCCTTAGCTTGGGCTGGCTTTTTTCCCGCAGCCTCTTCCCGCTTAATATTCTCTCCGACTGCTTCTTTTTTTGCTGACTTCCATAGAGGCATGATAATTCCTTACTTTAAAAATTTGAGTTTGTAGATGGTTGTGTCAATAAGTTCTGCAATATTATCAATTAATTGCACAAACTGAGACTCTTGGGGTAGGTCAGGTCTTGACTCTTTTACAAAATTCTTCAATGATTCCAAATACTTAACTGGCTCTGTGGCTACATGGTAAGTGTTTGGAAATGATTTGATTTGGTTATAGCAACCGAAATAAGCCTCAGCCAACTGATCTGTTAGCTCTACTATCTCATCATAGTAGGTATTCAAAGCCATATGCTGTGAGAATGAATTGGTTGTCCAGTGCATAAAGTGGGTATTTGTCGCAGAATGCAACAAAGTCGCTAAAAAGGTGGCCATCTCTTTATCCATAACTACTCCAAAAAAATGGGTACTTGCATGGCTTTCCCCTAATCACTTCTCACTAGTAAATTATAACCTATGATTTCTCATTTCATAACAATTTTTACAATGCCATTTCTGAGTTAATTTATCAGCATTTGGGACATATTTGCCTAGTTCTCTTGGTTTTCTCTTCCTACAGACATCGCAGACCCTTAAAGTTGGGTCATTCCTATTTTTATCATGATTCAGCATTTAGTAATTGTAGTGTCTCTTCTAGTAATTCTTCCTCGGTTAGTGCAAATTTCTTTTCCCAAGATTTTCTGCCCATTCCATGAACTCCAGTGTTGCCTCGGTGATGCTCTGGGCAAAGTCCAATGACAGGGCTGCTATCTCTTCTCCCTGCTCTCCTAATATGATGAATTTCACATCCGACATCGGTTGTGTCATATCCGAGACTTCTACATACACCGCACCCAAGTCTGGCAACTCGATCATAGTGTTTCCTTTGCTCTTTATTCAAGTTGTAGTGTCCTATAAATCTTGCCATCTGTCCATTGTTTATCTTGGCCTTGCTTGTATAATTCAATCACCTGGTCAGGGGTTCTGAAGTAGGGAGTATTGCGCCCTTCAAAGCAAAAAGCATAGTAAAGACTGCAATCTTTTGAGCCATACCATTCTAAAAACTGCGGAATCATCTGAACTTCTGTCTTTTTCATATTTGCTGTGCCTTTAACCATGACTAGAAAGTTTCTAGTGCTAGTAATTACCAAATAGTCAGGTAAGTTTCTTAAATAGCCATTAATTTGCCAATAGTTAGGGATTTCATTAGATTTTTCTTGAAAACCAAGTCTGCTAAACCGAACATTTTTGCTGATGCAATACTTTTCAAATAGCTCTTCCCCAATATTTGCACCTTTCTGTCTTTCAGCAAAGGTATCAGCAGCTTTCATCTAGCAAATTCTCCAAAATGCTTTTTACTACCATCTAAATATGCTTGATAAGCTTCTTCTGCTGTTTTATAACAACCAAGACTAATTTTTTTATAATTTTTAGTTAATGATGCTTGCCATTTTTTAGTATCAGACCTAAAACTAACACCTTTATAACCTGATGTGTTTGTTTTTCTTTTTTCTGAATTAGCAATATTTAATGATTGAGTGCAAGGCCTAAGATTTTCAATCTTATTATTCAATGAATTGTTGTCTTTATGATCAATTCTTTTTGGTAAATAACCATAATGAAAAATATAAATTGCATGATGCAAATAAACAGTTTTTTTGTTTATTTTTAATTTTTTGTATTTTCTACCATTACAAACAGTAATCCATCCACAAATATCTCCTACTTTCATTCCACCACAATTGGTTTTTCTGTATAAATTGCCATCTTTGTAGTCAAACAATTCATGCAACAATTCTTTAGTAATCATTTTGTAGCCCTATCTTGATGTCTGTTTGATGCTTCCATAGTTCTAAATAGCTCAACTCTTAGCCTAGCAGCTTCCAAATACCACTTTAATCTTTCCTCTTCCATCATTGCAACTTTGATACCTTCAACTATTAAAAGGTATTCAGGGTGAGCCAAAGCATAAGTTTCCATTCTGTTTACAGATGACTCAGACTTACAATCTTGCATAATTTGAGCCTTTTTAACTTTGAGGAAATTCTCTAAATATCCTCTGTTAGCTTTGGCCTCTGCATATTTAGGCGCATTTTCAATGATAAAGTTAATGGCTTTATTTGGATCAATAGCCGACATTGAATCATTTATTTCTTCTTTAGTTCCCATATTTTTTCCAAACCTTCCTTTAGTTGATTTAGGGCTACAACACCCCTCTTTTCCAAAACCAAAACTAGATAATGCCTTCTACCTTTTAAATCCATACTTGCTATATATCTAAGCTCACACTCATGCCTATATTGCTCAGAGTAAGTATCATCAAACAGATCATTCAAAAAGGCGCATCCTCATAAACAATTTTAGGTAGTTTTTTATTAACAATCTTCCAATCAGGTCGGCATGATGTTAAATATTTAGCCTCAGTTCTTGATTTAACAATTCTTATCAAACCAAATTCATCATAGATTTCATAAATCATTGCAAACCCCTATTAATTCTTTCCCTATTATCTAAAACAAACTTTTTCATTTCTTGATAAGAATTAAATCTAGC